GCCGCTTAATCTCAAAATCAGATGCGCAGGATATGATGGTAGAGCGTGGCTGGCGACTAATGAAAGAGCGAGCAGAAATAGAGGGAATCAAACAAGTACAGATTGAGAATGTAGGATTCGACCCCGTTGGCGATCAACCCAACATCACCTGCAACGGCTGGGGCGGCTGGCCCACAAAACCAGACAAGGGCAATCCCGAACTACTCCTAGATCTTCTGCAGTACCTCTGCAACTATGAAAAAGATCCAGAGATGAAAGTATACAATTGGATTCTCAAGTGGCTCGCATACCCAATTCAGAACCCCGGCAAAAAGATGAAAACCGCACTCGTATTTCACGGTGGACAAGGTACAGGCAAAAACCTATTTTTTGAAGCCTACGCAAAAATATATGGAGAGTACGCCCGCATCATCGACCAGCCAACAATTGATTCACAGTTTACGGACTGGGCATCACGCAAACTCTTTATGATTGCAGATGAAGTGCTGGCACGCTCCGAAGTCTACCATTCCAAAAACAGGCTCAAAGGTTTGGTGACAGGCGACAACATCATCATCAACACTAAAAATGTAGCAGCTTATGAAGAGCGCAACCATGTTAACTTTGTGTTTTTATCAAATGAGCACATGCCGCTGGCAATTGATAAAGACGATCGGCGTTATGTTGTACTGCGCACCCCTCCAAAAATGGATCTAAGTTTCTATAGTGAGGTCGCATATTCACTTAAAAATGAGAACGCTATCGCAGCGCTTCACGACTATCTACTTAATCTTGATCTCGGTGACTTCACCACCCATTCTAAGCCGCCGCACACACAGGCAAAAGATGACCTAATTCTGCTTGGAATGGACTCCCCGCAACGCTTCCTGCTCTCATGGACTAGTGGAGAAGTGGACGGCGTGCCTATCTGTCACTGCAAAACTATGGATCTCTATCAAGTATATCTGCGCTGGTGTCGAACCAACGGCGTGCGCTTCCCCAGAGAGTCCAATCTGTTCATAGGTGCAGTCAGCAAAGAAGATGGCTACAAAAAGGCAGATCAGCACGCTTATGAGAGTTTTCTTGACGAGCGCAACGGAAAAAAAGCCAAAAGACCCAGAGTGATCCTAATTCCTCACGAAAAATTAGAAGAGAAGTACCAGAAAAGAGCCGACGAGACAAAGGTGCAGTATATGACACGCTGCACTTTAGACTTTAAATTCAGTCAGGAGACTAACCATGAATAGAAAAACGCCCATTTTGCTGAGGGCTGCTGAGGGTATGCTGAGGGGTACGAAACAGCGCAACTCACGCCCAGAGCAGGACTGTTGATAGTGTTGAGGGGTGCTGACGGGGCATAACGCGCACGCGTGTATATATATAATATGGATTATTTTATAAAAAAAACATATATATGTACCCTCGCACCCCTCAGCAAAAAATAAAAGATAAATAAAACAGATGATTAACTACTGCTACCCCTCAGCACTACCCCTCAGCATACCATCAACATACCCTCAGCAAAATAATCAACCAACGGAATAACTATGCTTTTAAATCAAACAGAGTTCGCAAACCATATCGGCAAAGCTAAATCCTACATCACCAAGCTTAAACAAGCAGGGCAGTTGGTAATGGTTGACGACAAAGTAGATGTAGAGCCCTCAATCGCCCTCATAGAGCAGAATAGAGATCACAACAGGGATGATGTAGTAGAGAGATGGGATGCGCACCGTGCCACCCAAAATTCAGAAGCCGCCAAAATTGTCAGTCAGGACGAAAAAACCGCCAACGCAGCTATCGCCTTCAACCTCTACCGCGCCCGAAAAATGAAAGCAGACGCCCAATCTGCAGAGCTAGACTACAAAAAAGCCGAGGGCAGCGTGATGGAAACAGTAGAAGTACGAGCCATCGCCGCCAACGCAGGCGCAATTTTACGCACCCAGCTCGAACGCATACCCGATCAGATCGCCCCAGAACTCTCTGTAGAGCATAACGAGGAGCGCATCCACGCATTACTAGCAGATCACATAGAACACGCCCTAAGCGCCGCTAGTAGGGCTATAAACTCAAAAATAGAAGAAGTCACAGCATAACTCAACAGGAGCCTCCCCACCATGCAGATTGAACAGATACCGCTTAAAGAGCTCACCCCCTACACCCGCAACAGCCGCACCCACTCAGAAGAGCAGATCACGCAGGTAGTAGCCTCAATTGTAGAGTACGGCTGGACAAACCCTGTACTTATCGACGACAGCGGAATGATTATCGCTGGACACGGACGCACTATGGCAGCCGCCCGCCTTAAAATGACAGAGGTTCCCTGTATTCGCCTCAGCAACCTCAGTGAAAACCAGAAGCGTGCCTATATTATCGCAGACAACCAGATCGCACTTAACGCTGGCTGGGATGAAGCGCTTCTTCACGAAGAGCTCGAAGCGCTCAAAATAGAGGAGTACGACCTCCAGCTCATAGGCTTCAGCGACGCAGAACTTGACGACCTCCTTGCCGACACAGAAGAGGAAGTTATCGAGCCACCCATCCCAGAGCCGCCAATCAACCCCACAACCAAACTTGGAGACATTTACCAGCTCGGAAACCATCGGCTAATGTGTGGTGACAGTACCAGCATTGAAGCGGTTGAAAAGTTAATGGATGGGCATAAGGC